AATATCAGCCCTACTCTTGAGAGTATTTGCTTGATATGCACTTAGTGCTATATAGTCTGAAAAGCTATCTGCTCGAGTGGTCTGTGAGAGTGTAACTGGCATTTATTTCTCCCTTCCTATATATAGCCATGGCATATAAATCTAAGTATAAACCCCAAAATCCAGATAAGTATGTTGGAGACATAACTAAAATAGTCTGTAGATCAACTTGGGAAAGAAAAGTTTGTAAATTTTTAGATTTTAATGAAAATGTAATATCTTGGGCATCTGAAGAGATAGCTATACCATACTTCTCACATGTTGACGAAAAATGGCATAAGTATTATCCTGATTTTATTTGTGAGATAAAGAATAACCAGAATAAGGTAGATAAACTAATAATAGAGGTAAAACCATTAAAGCAAACCAAACCACCAAAAGAAAATAAAGACAAAAGAAAATATTTAAGAGAAATGAAAACTTTTGCCATAAATAACTATAAGTGGGAAGCCGCAAAAGAATTTTGTTCTAAAAATGGCTGGGTATTTAAAATATTAACAGAAAAGGACATATTTAAATGAACCTAAACATACTAAAAAACAAATTCTTTAATTACGATAGAGTGCTTAGACAAAATCGTTTTTCTGTAGATATGTCATTTGTGAGTCCAGTCCAAGGTGGCGGCGTTTTTGCATCAGGTGAGCCTGCTGTTCTTGTTTCATCTCCTACTGTAAATCTTATGACAGCAGGATTTGAATTTCAAAATGTTCCTTTGAACATACCCGTAAAGAGAGAAGCACAGCAGGATTTACTTATAAGATTTTATGCTGTTGAGAGTTTAGACATATACACTCAACTACTAACTTTAATAAAACAATATGGGGGTGAACCTACCGTTGCTAATGCTAGACCAACAGCATATGCTCCAGGAACAATGTACAATGAAACTATTAGAAATAATAGTATAATGGTTAGAATGTTAACCACCGATTCTCGTCCGGGTGGTATTGGTCCACAACCAGACGGGGCAGTAAACTTTATTGAATACTCTGATGCATATCCACATTTTATACAACCAATAAACTTTAATTCAGAGGCTTCATCAGAACCACTAACATTCGATGTATTATTCAAATACGCATACAACCGCACTAGATTTGAACCAACTCTAGGCGGATCTAACTGGTAGGATTAACAATGTTACAAGATATAATGAAAAAATTAGTTCCGACATATACATGCGATTTAAAAATAAGTAAAAAGAAAATTACATTTAGACCTCTTGCAGTAAAAGAAGAAAAGTACATATCCCAAATTAATGAGTTATCCGAATCTTTTTCTGAACAATTAAGTTGTTTAAGTGATCTAGTTGATTCTTGTTGTAATAATAAAATAAATTCGAAAGAACTTTCAATATACGATTTTCAGACTTTGCTAATGGAAATAAGAAAAAAATCCATAAGTGAAACATCACAGATGCAAATAAAATGTCCATATACAGAAGAACCGGTGATAGTAAATATGGATTTTAATAATCAGTCAACGAAGAATAGAGTAGAAAAAAAACAAAAATTAGAATTGATTTTAAATAATAATATAAAAATAAAACTAAAATTACCCACGATAGCTAATTTAATTGAAACTAATGTTGACTATACTACAGACGATGATTTAATCAAATTGTTACCTTTTTGTTTGTTGGAAATTGAATATGAGTCAAAGACTGTGGATCTTTCAATGGAAACAAATGAAAGTAAATTGGAAATATTGGAAGTCTTAAATAGAGATGATTATAAAAAAATAAAATCTATTGTAACTGAAGGATTTTTTAATCTAAAATTAGAATATAAGACATCGGACGGCACCAACAGAAAGGTGGTGGTTTCTGATTTTGTAAATTTTTTAAAATTCTTTTTGGTCACCTTGACCTAGTAAAGGTAATGACTCTTTTATTTAAAATGGTAGAAAATACAGAGTTTAGTCTACATGAAATAGAAAATATGATAATTTGGGAGCGGGATGTATACGTCTCACTCAAAAATACAGAAATAGAAAAACTCAAAGAAAAAATAAAAGAAAGAAAGCTTAGGTCATGAAAGAAGATCCAGATAATCAAAATAATCAAGGAGATGAAGAAACGCCGTCTTTGTCGGGAAAGGGGGGTGATGCGAAGCTTCAACCTTACGAGAAGTTGTTTAAACAACTCCAGGCGGGCGATCCCGTGGAAGACATTCGCAAGGGTTTCCGTGACCTTGCGCCCAAAGCTCTGCGAGACACAGTTGCTGGAATTGATGTCAAAAAATTATTAGCTCCAACTATGTTACCTCAGGTGGAAGAATTATTCTCGGGGTTCGAAGATGGGGATGATGATGATTCTATACTAGAAAAAGTTAAAAAATTAATAGCTCCTATTTTAGAATTTATTGGTTACTCCGATTTACCTAAAATGGAAGATATGTCGGATTTGACAACTCCCCACATAGAACAAACCGAAACACAAGCAACTATAGATGGTGTTCAGAAAAATACCGCAAATCAATCGAGTGCAACAATAAATAACCCCTCGGTCGAGAACCAAGGGGTCATTAAAGATCAATCTAAGGCAACTTCACCAAAAGTGGCATCTCAAACCGACGTTGAGAACATGATGATTACATTGTCGGAACCACCTGCAAATAGGACTCAAATAGCCTAATTAGCTAGACTCGTTCGCAAGTCTCTCGAAGTAGTCGAGTGCATTAGTTTCCTCAGCTACATCCTCTCTAGCAGGAGTTGGTTCTTCCGCAGTTTCAACTGTTTCTGAACTAGTTTCTCTCGAACGAACATCTTCTCCAAGAACAGCATCCAACCTAGACTTAAGTTCATCGTAAGACTTAAACTTATCTGCACTAATCAATTCGGTAAGAGAGTATTCCTTATTCCAGATTTCTTCAAGTCTTTCATCATCACCATCAAACAATACACTAGGTGAATCAAATTCAGACTTATCATAATTGATATAGCCTGCAACCTTCCGAACCTTCAACTTGAAGTTTGCACCCTTCCAAAAGTCGAATGGGTTAATTGCTTCTTCGTCGTCAAATTCTGGAGACATTGCCTCTTGAATCTTATCAAAGATCTTCTTGCCATACTTATAAAGGAATGTCTTCCCTTCATTCTGAGGATTGGCAGGATCACTTACAACAAGAATGTTTGAGGTATACTGCATCTTTCTCTTTCGAGTCCTAGCAATATCCTTATCTGATTCTAGACCAGACTGCCACAACTTGTTGTTTGACTCACACATAGGACACTTACCACCGATGGTGGTGGGACAATTCTCAATAAACCAACCACCCGGTCCTTGGAATGCATGTGAATAAATCTTAACAAAAGGTAGATCTTCTGTACCGGGAGAAGGAAGAAATCTGATAACGGCATATCCGTTACTAGACTTATCCAACTCTGGACGCCAGTACCTGTCATCCTTATACGAATCCTTAGACTCTGAACTTTCGATCTTCTTTTGAAGATCCTCAATACTACCCTGAGACTTTCTCTTAAAATCTGCAAAACTCATATGGTTTCCTTTCCCGAGGAACTACCTCGGCACGAGTAATCTGGGACCATCCCAGTACGATTATTATAACACCTAATACCTAAATGTCAAAAGGGAAGTTTCGACATTTTTGGTATCAGGTGTATCTCCTCACCCTCTATTCTTATCTTCTCTATGAGAGGCTTGGTGAGTAATTTGCCACCCATTTCCGGACCAAAACCAAACTGTTCAGAAACTGCCAATACGGCATCAATATACGATTCCTGATTTTCATTCACATGTTTAACTACTGCATTACAAAATTTATTTTTAAAATCTTCAGTCATCAGTTTCCTTCTTAAATAACCTTCTGCGTTTCTTAGGTTTCTTTTCTTCTTTAATTTCTACTCTTTTTTCTGGTCGTTGATCAGCTATAACTGGTGTTTTTGTGACTAAAGGTATGTCTGCTGGGGGTGTCCATGTCCACCCCAGAACTGGAGATCGACTCCAAACACCACCATTTTTTGCTATATGATTTTCTCTGTGTAATCTAGCTCTAGAATCTTCGTTTGTCATTACCCAAAATCTGTCTGCCATTTTTATATTCCTTATGTTATCCATAATTTAAAAAATGTCAACTTTAATATATATACTATGTAAATAACCGGAGAACTCCAATGGGATTAATAGTAAACGTTCATGGTGGAACTGCATCTATGTGTACCGACACAGGTACATCACCTGTAGGTGCTACATGCCATCTTCCTCTAAACAAAATAGTGTGGGGAGACGATAGTGTCTCATATAAGACTAATGAATCATATCCTCTCCCAGTGCAAATCATGGCGGTTACTGGAGAATCTTTGGTGGTTTCTGGAAACCTCGGTCCGAGTGGCGATTTCCCTGTATTCAACAAGTTCAATGGAAACACTGCACAACATCTTGTTGTTGCCGGTAGTACTGATGGAACAACCCCTGTTGGTGTAACTGGACATATAACTGTTCAAAACTTCCCAACATTAAACAACCAAGGGCTTACTCTAAACACAAGAGAATTGAGTAGCACCACCGATAGTATTACTGTTAGTGGTAACGTAGGAATCACTGGTGGTCTGGGTGCATTAGCATCAACAGATTCTATATCAGTATTTGGTTATGATGGTGGTCGATACGTGAACACCACCTTATTCGGTGGGGACGGAACCACAATAGGCAACTCCGGTGATGCATTAAATGTTAACATGGTAAATGCTGGTGTTACATTCACACTAAACGTTGCCGCTACCATAGGTGTAACAAATCCAAATAGTGGATTGCACCCAGTAGACGCACTGGCCATTCAAGGAACAAGTGGTGGTGGTGGAAACCCTGTGGTTG